TTAATAGTTAGCCCCGCATTTGTAAAAGAGAATACCGTACTAAACTATAACGTTGATGACGGATATTTAAAGCCTCTAATAGATAGCATACAAAACACTTTTGTTAGACCTATTTTAGGAAGTGCTTTATTTGACGAGGTGCAAAATCAAATAAGAACTAACACCGTATCAGCTTTAAACGAGATACTAATAAAGGAATATTTAAGAGACGCTTTAAAATGGGAGGTTTGCCACAAGTACACAAGAATAGGAACGTATAAGCTAACTAATAAGGGAGCGGGTACGCACTCAGGAGACAACTTTAGTAGCTTATCTCAGCAAGAGCTTGTAACTGCAAAGAATATCTTTAAGGATAACGCAGACTTTTATCGTAGAAAACTAAAATTATACCTAAAAGCTAACGAGGATAGCTACCCACTCTACAAGACTCCGCCAACTGGAGACGATGTGGTAAGACCTGAGATGGACACTCAATGGCGTAGTCAGTTTATCCTATGAAAACTCTAACTATTAAAAATATCTTTAGTATAATGCAAGGCATAGCGTCCGAGCATCCTCAAATAAATACTATTTTAAAAGGCAATATTTGGGACGTAGATTTAACTAAAGATGTAACGGGAGTTTATTTAATTTATGACGTAGTAAGTATAGCCCCTAACGGCTTTAACGGCATAGATTACTCTTTAGACCTTTTTATCTGCGATAACGTTACGGAGCTTAATACTGCTACTAACGAGGTAAGCGTCCAAAACGAGTGTAGCTTAATAGCCTTAGATATTATGGCGATATTTGAGAACTATAATAAGGCAGACTGGGCGGACAAGGATTTAAACTTAGTACTTAATAAGACTTGGTCTATTCAGCCTTTCGCTGAGAGGTTTGATAGCTTATACGCTGGAGCTGCTATTAATATGTCGCTAAGCACTTCGTATTCTTACGCAAGATGTCAGCTGCCCGTAGAGCCTTGGATACCAATTTTAAACGCCTATAAAAAACGAATAGAGAATGAGGCTTGTTTGATAGAAAATATACAATACCTAATCTCTAATTAGCACGATAATAACTTTAAAAATATATATATAAAATGACCACTCAAGAACTTCAAATCAGTAGAAACGGACAATATTACGTAAGCGGTGACGTTACTTTTACGGCTGCTCAGCAAGTAGCCTACTTAGTAGTTAACGAGGCTGCGGTATTCGCGAACCTTACAGACCTTGCAGACGTAGACCTAATCGCTCAAAGTAATATAAGCGGAGCAACCCTTTCGGCTGGAGTAATTATCGCTCCAAAAGGCGGCTCTTTTATCAAGAGAGTGAATATGACAAGCGGCTCGGTATTAGCTATTTTTGCATAATGTACGGATACGGGTACCAATATAGTAACGTACTAATAGGCGGAAGTATAGCACCCGTATTATTTGCTGCGTTCAGAGAGAGAGTTATAGCCGATAGCGGTATAGTAGAGAATAGTACTTGTGCTATTAGATTTTTAAATGAAATAATATAATGAGTTTTTACGATGATGCAAGCCTAATAATGTTCCCTTCGGGCTACAAGGAAGATAAAATATATAGTTTAAAGCCAACCGATGGAAGTGGCGATTTAACCTTTACAAGAGCAAGCACCGCAACAAGGGTGAACGCTGAAGGGTTGATTGAGAAGGTGCGGACTAATCTACTGACGTACTCAAATACTTTTAGCAATGCGGCTTGGATTAAAACAAATCAAGGAGTTGGTTCTGTGGCAGTAGTGACACCTAACTACACTACTGACCCTTTTGGCGGCAATAACGCTTGGCGATTTGAATGCAATTTAAACGGAGGTACCACAACTAACGATAGGTCTTGGATGCTAAATACATTTAGCCCTTTTGCTAATACTACCTCGTCTATTTATATAAAATTAAATATTGCTGGCTCTAAGACAATTATTTTGTCCAATGGCGGTGGAGATGTTCAAACCATAACAAGTACCGAATGGGTTCGTATAAATATTGTGACATTGGGGTCAAGCGGCGAATTTAGAATTGGTTTGATTGGAGGCACTGGTTCGTCAGATACTTTGGATTGTTCTATTGCGTTTGCTCAAGCAGAAGTTTCCGATGTAGCAACCGAATACATACCCACTACTACGGCAGCGGTAAGCGTTGGAATGCTTGCAGACGTTCCCCGAATAGACTACACTGGCGGTGGATGCGGCTCTTTACTTTTGGAGAAGCAGTCAACAAATTTGGCTTTCCCAAGTGAGGATTTAACCGCGTTAACAACGGGCGGAATGACAAACACCGCCAACCAAACAATAAGCCCAGACGGAACGCAGAACGCGGATAAATCAACAATTGGAACCACGACAAGATTTTACGATGTTATTACCGAACCAATAATAGTTGCGACAATTGGGACAACATACACAACTTCATTTTTCGCCAAAAAAGGAACGGGCATTGAATCAATTTATTTTTTCCAAGGTGATGGAATTAGAATTGCAAAATTTAATTTAAATAATGGGGCATATATTGGACACTCCCCAAGTGATGGTTACAATGCTTTTTCTTCTTATAGTTCCCAAAGTTTAGGAAATGGTTGGTATAGATTTACGGCAACTTATACCGCAGCAACCACAGTGGGGAAATTTGTAATAGGAGTAAGCACAAATACTAATAATTCAGTTACTGCAATTTCGGGCAACGGAACAGATTTTGTTTATGTTTGGGGATTGCAATATGAAATCGGAAGTTATGTTTCAAGTTACATCCCTACCGTTGCAAGTAGCGTAACACGCTTAGCGGATAGTGCAAGCAAGACGGGCATTAGTAGTTTGATAGGGCAGACGCAAGGAACTTTGTTTGTTGACATTGATGTAATAAACTTAAATCCATCTAATGTTAGTAGAATAATACTAAGCGATGGTACTACTAATAACTATATTTTTTTAGGTATTAATGAGGCTGGAAGCGGTAATTTGTCAAGGTTATTTATTAATAACTTTGGTACAAGTTTTAGTTTGTCGTTATTTTCATCTACGGCAATAACTATTGGACTGCATAAATTAGCTCTTGCATATAAAAGTGGAGAATTTGCTTTATATTTAGACGGTAATAGTGTTGCATCAAGTTCAGCAACTGGAACAATCCCAGCAACATCTCAAATTGTTATAGGCGGCACAAGCCCAAGCACAATCTCTAATCTTGAAACGCTTGTTTTAAATAAATCTATCCTTTTTCCTACAAGGTTAACAAATACTGAATTAGCGGAACTCACTACCTTATAATATGACAAAATATTCAAAATACGAATTCACAGACCTTGCAGAATGGTCTAAATTCCAAAGTAAGATACAAACAAAGACAACAGACTTAGAAGGTGTTGACGTCTACAATTACAAAGACGTTGCGGTTGTGGAATTGGGTAATATATGCAAGGCATACGAAGTAAACGAAGAAGGTTTTAAAGTATGCTCAGACCTTGCCACAACTTGGGCTGTGGATATCTTATGGTTTAGAACACCTTTACCATCGTTTAAGCCCTTTGAAGTGTTCCCAAAGCCAACCACACAACTTCATATAATTGGAGGCTATGAGGCGGCTTATTTCAAGTCTTATTGTGAGGTGAATCCAGATAGTGAACTTTGCGTAATACCTGAGTTTAATGAAACTTTATCTTAGTAGCTTTTTAACTGCATTGGTATTATTCTTTGCCCCTATAAAGGGCATAATTTTAATGGTGGCTCTTGCTACTATTATAGATACTTGCTTCGGAGTATGGAAAGCTAAGAAATTAAAAGAGCCTATTACGAGCAAATTATTTCGGAATGGATTAATACCTAAGCTCGTTAGTTATATTGCAGTAGTGATGCTCGTATATGCTTCTGACGTCTTTATAATAAACGGCTTAACCAAGAGCGTAGTAAGCGTAGAGTTTATCTCTACAAAGGTAATTGCCTTAGTATTACTCTCTATCGAGGTTAAGTCTATGGACGAATCTTGGATAAAAGTTAAGGGCTATTCGTTTATTGATAAAATTAAGGCTATTATTGTAAAACTAAAAGACGTAAAAAAAGAACTATAAATGGAATGGTCTATAACTTTTTCAGCTCATTACCCTCACGATAGATTTGCTTTAGGGTGGGAGTATATCGCCCCTTCTAAAGAGTACCAATATAACACTATCACTATTTACCTATTTATTATAACCCTAAATATAGATTATGCGACCCATTAATAAAGTAATTATACATTGCTCAGCTACTCCTGAGGGTAGAGATGTTAAAATAGACACTATACGCCAATGGCATAAAGATAAAGGGTGGAATGATATAGGCTACCACTATGTAATAGAGTTAGATGGTCAGATACAAGCGGGTAGACCAGTAGAGCTTTTAGGTGCACATTGCTTAGGTCAAAATAAATTTAGTATCGGCATCTGTTACGTTGGCGGTATGAATAAATCTATGAGCAAAGCAAAGGATA